TATTTCTATGGTGATGCGCTGGCTGTTGCCGGGGTTGGAACCGCCCCGCCAACAACCACGATCTCTCGCAACTTCATCCTCGACACGGTGGGCTTGGCAACTGACAGCGCGAACCCGCACGTTGATGCGATCCGCCTGATTGCCAACAACGGCTTCACGGTCGATTGGACGAACATCACCATTGAAGATAACGTCATCATTCAAGGGACAGCGCGCGGCGATATGCAGGCTATCTTCCTTGATGACATGAAAACAGGAGCGGGAGACAGCGGCCACTTCTTTGTTGCGACGATCCAGAACAACCTTGTCGCGATCAACTTCTCGGTGTGGGGCATCGGTGTCCTGCAAGCAAAGAACTGCGTCATCGACAACAACACTGTCGCATCGTGGAACCAGACGAGCAGCAATGCGCCGGGGATTATTATTGGTGGCGCGACTTCGACGCTTACCAATGGCGGCAACAACACCGTCACCGACAACATTGCTGATGGGTTCAGCACTGCGGGAGGCAGCGACACCTACACCAACAACTTCAACGCTGGCTTGAACGGCACAACCACTGCTTATTCGACCCTGTTCGATGGTCCGACCTATGCACCGACGACCAAGGCAGAAACGCTGGTGGCGTTCAAGACAAAGGCGGCAGCAAACGGAGCCGGGGCTGATGTGGATGAGATTGCCAATCCGCCTGCCCCCGATCCTGCTCCAACAATTACCAGTTCTGCGGCTGTTTCTGTGGCGGAGAATGTACAACTTTCTCACACGCTCACTGCGAATGAGAGTGTCACATGGTCGATTGTTGGCGGTGCGGATCAGACTGACTTCGAGATTAGCGGTTCAACGCTGCGCTGGGTTGGCAATGGGACGCAAGACTTTGAAGCGCCTGCTGATGATGACACAGACAACGATTATGTGGTGACAGTGCGCGCGACCGATACGGCGGGGAATACGACGGATCAGGCGATCACTGTTACCGTGGCTGATGTGAGTGAGACGCCTTCAACGTTAAGTCAGTTGAACGCGCTGCTTGCTGGAAATTCTTCAGTCGTGGATTTCACCACGGCAACCGGGACAACCGGGACGTATAACGCTCAAGATTTGTCGCCGCTAGATAAGGATTGGGGGCAGGATGATGGCGGTCAAGCGCCAGCACTGAGCGCGACCTTGGGAGCAAACTTCACGGTTGCCAACGCCAACTCAACCTTGCCTGTCACTGCCGGAACCTACACGATGGTTGTTTCGGCCACACTTGATGCGTCTGACACTTCATCTTTCCTTCTGGCGGCAGGTGCAGGTGCACAAGAAGTGTGCCGATTAATTCAGGGTAACGGGACAGGTATGCCTTACCCTACAGAAGTGGATGGGGTGACCACAGCGACGCGCGGTGAGACATGGGCTGCGGCTGCGATTGGGACGGAAGTGGTAATCATGGTGACGGGCGTAAATCTGTCAGGCTCAGGCTACCTTTCGGTCGGTCGGCCCGGTGGTCAAACTCACCTCCCCGGTTCCGTGCGCAAAGCGGTAGTGGTCGACGAAACTGCGGTGACGGGCGGCAACCTGACGGATGCTCGCGCTCTGGCAAAGACATGGGTGGCTAAATGAAAAAGCCCCGCTTCGGCGGGGCTTTTTCATTTAGCAGTTCTCAGGGAACTCCCCAGTATCTTGCCAGTGGGTAATCATTTCCCCTGAACGCCCCGGCAGTGGTCGATTATCATCGAGCATCTTATTGATTTTTGCATCGACGATAATGGCCATACAGGCCATGACGTGTCCAAGGTGACTTACTCCGCTCTCAGGATCAACGTCTTCCCCATCAACCCATGAGATCAGGTGTCGCATCGCGGCATCAGCATACGTCATGGCGGGAACCTTAGTCTCTCGCCAGTTAAAAGCACCATACTTATTAGCACCAATCTGCATGACACGACCGAGAATCAGTAGCATCCCAATGGGAATAACGCTGAGAAGTGGAGGCTTCTTAGCACCTGCTGCTGTCTTGGGATTGACCGCAGGTTTCTTTGGGGTGGGTGAGGCGGAACGATATTGATTATCCTTTCTAATAACGCTATCTGCTTTACCCCCAAAAGTTGAGTACAAATCCTCAACTGTCTCTTCACGTCGATCTCTCACAGTATCCATAGTATTTTCTCCTTCTGGTTTTTGATAAGTATCCTCACCTAACTCATAGTCTTGGGTCATTTATCATACCTCTTCAAGAATTCAAGCTCCTCAGAGGTCAATTCAATGTCTTCATCGAGTTCACTCAGGCGGCTGAGAGCTGTTGCGAGTGAGGTTGCAAGGCCGGGGCTGATTTGGATTTTGTTCTGAACGTGGTCTTCAAAGGCCTTCATGGCTGCAGGGAAGTGCTCCATCAACATTTCGTGAATAGCATCAGCATACACACGAATCTCATATTGAGCATGAGGGTCCTGACGCAGAACCATAAAATGCATCAAGTTGTGCAGATCGATCTTCCAGCGAACCTTTGTGTAGAAGTTGACAGGCAGCACACAGCGAGCAAGCTCTCTGGTAAGACCTAGGCGCAGAAGAGCCTCATATTCCTGATAAGACCGCTTGCTGTGATTATCGATATAGCGACGAATGGCTTCTGCATCATCCTCTGGGAATGTGTCTGCCGATCCTTGCTTATTGAATGTACTCTGCGTCTGTACACGAGAGGCTTCTGGAACGTACCATATGTCCATTGCCTCACTGTAACGCATTGAGAACTCGTTGAAAGCTCCCGTACGGTGACGCATCCACTGACGTGCCACGAAGATTGGCATGGCAATCTCAAGTACTACCCCGCCAAACTCGATAGGGCTAGTATGCCGATCCCGAACAAGACGAGTAACAAGTCGTGCATCTTTCTCGGGATCACCCGAGGATTGCGTTGAGGTTCGGGCTGTTTGTGCGAGGAATTCGTCATCACCATCCACCCTGACGATTTCCACGTAACCGTGGTCCAGTATTTCTCTTCTCATGATTCTTACTCCGAGGTTAGGCTAAAGTGATTGGGACGAGGCTGCTTAACCGCTCGTGGGAAAGCGTAGAGCAGGATATAAGGACCATCACGACCAGTAGCCATATCGATGGTTCCTTCCTCGTAGTCGGCACGAGCCTTAGCGACTTCGGGAAGCTCGTTATCCCAAGTCTCGGTCGCTAGCATACGTGCGACAAGGAACTTCTGCTTTTCTGGGTCACCAAAGCCATCCCATTGGCATTCCTCCATAGCAGGAGCATCTACCTGAGGGTTAGCGTTGATGACCTGACTCACGTAAGCAACTTCTACGTTGAGCTTACGGGCTGTCTTGAATAACGAGTTATGTCGAGCGTATTCCTCCAGAATGTCTTCATCTATTGTGCTTTTAGCCATAGTGTTTCATCACCTTCAAAGTTCTTGTGGGTTACTACAATCATTTGTGTCAGGCGTGACTTAAGCCTACGAAGACTCTCGTGTGTTGCTTTAGTTCTCTTTTCTGCCATATTAGCGTCGATCTCGTCAGCGAGAAAGATTGGTATTACGGATTGAGTGAGAACCTGTCCGAGAGCAATCCTCAGGGCCAAGTTCACGACCGAGACACCCGACCCACTTAACGTGCGAACGTGCTGCTTGTCAACAAAAATCTCGAATTCATCCGTAATAAAAATTCGACGACGCTCACCAGCAGTCATTTCTTGCAGCAGTTGGCTCGAAACTTTCGAGAGGGCTGGGATGATGTATTGCTTAATTTCAGAGCGGACAGCCTTGAGAGCGTTGGAGCCTCGCTTGTAGCCCTCCTGAGTCTCCTTGGCTTCCTCAGCCTGTTCCTTGATCTTCTCCTGAGCCTCAACAGCAGCTTCATGCTTGGCCAGTAGGGTCTCATAGCGAATGGCCATGTCGAGTTTCTCTCGGAGCAGTGGCTCTGGCTCGGGAAGAGCATCTACCTCAGCCTTGCGAGTGAGATAACTCTCGTACGCCATAAGTTTTTCTTCATAACGAACAAGCTCGCGGCTGTAACGATCCCACTCAGCCACCTCTTTCGCGTAAGATTCAGGCTCAGGGCCTAAGTCTTCAAGCTGAGACAGAAGCAGTTGTCGTTCTGCATCAGATTCCAAGGCTCTCTCGTACTGAGCGATAGTCTCCAAACTGGTTTTCGGGTACGGGAGAAGCCTAGGATCAAAGGAATATCCCACCCAGTTCCTTTGTCGCTGTCGTTCAGTCCCGATTTCTTGGATCGTAAGCGGCGGTTCCTTGGGAGGCTTCTCACCAGAGACAATATGGCCACAGTTGTCACATTCAATAACCTCACCGGAGGTCTGAATTTTGATCCAGTCTGTGTGCCAACTATCTAGTTGAGATTCAGGATGCCATTCTGGTTCTGGGCCTCTCTCACGCTGTTCAATCGAACGACGGTATCTCGCTAACTGTTCCTTAGTGAAGTTGTGAGAGATTTCGGGTAGTTTTTCTAATCGATTTGCGATCTGAGTGCGTACTTGTTGATCGACCTCGTACTGACGATGTAGAGCAAGGCACTCAATCCCTGCTGAGGGCAACACAGGAGCCTCAGGACGCTCGATATGGACGAGAGCGTCTCGCTGAGCCTGAATCCTTGTCTCAGCCTCCACACGGCTCCTGAGAGCTTCTGAGGGTTCGTAGTCATCAGGCTTCTCAGGTTCCACCAGCTCGGTCACCTGAGCCATTAGTGCTTCGGCAAGTCTGCGGTAATTATTAGCCTCGGTTCGGCACTCTTTCTCGACCTCCTCGAACTGCTTAAGACCGATGACCTGATCGACCATTTCTCTGCGTTGAGTGGGTTTCATGTCATTTGTGAGAGCATCAAGCTCTCCTTGCTTCGCGTTCGCACAGATATCAAACACGGTCAGGTCGAACCCTAGTAGCTTCTCAATGAAGTTGTTAGTCGCCGTGGTGCCTACGGCCTCGTTGATGTTTACAGTAGCCTTATTACCCTTGCGGACTATACTGTAGTTCTTCCCCTTTACCTCAATAAGGAGAGTCACTTCCAACTTATCATAATCGCTTCGCTTACCTCTGAGAGCGTCTGAGCCATAGAGAGCGTAGCGGATCATTTCCAGAACAAAAGATTTTCCAGCCTCATTCTCGCCACGAATGACGGTGATCCCCGGTTTGAAAGTAAGTTGGTTCTTTAGGGTACGGCCTGTGCTATTAAATGTGGCAATATAGCTAAGTTTTTTTATCATTCGGCACCCATATCCCCGTCTGAGGAATAAGTCAATATGACAAAAGAGATTGAGAATGCGGATTACCCTAAGTGGATTCGCTACTTTGTGAAGCTCGCCCGTCCAGGTGTTATGATCGGAATGTTCAGTCTCCTGATCTTTGGAGGTCTATTCCTGACGCTGGTTGAGTTTATCTCTCCGGGCAATGGTGAGATGGCTATGAGATTCTTCGTTGAGTTTCTAGCTGCCATAGATGATCAGTACTATGAGACCCTGCGGTTTATGTTCGGGGCCTATGTTGCAGGTCGTTCGGGTCAGGTGATTGCTGAGAACATCGCCCGTGCTCGTGATGCTGCTCGTGATGCTGCTGCTCAATATGAGGTAGTGGAAGAAGAGTATGAGGGAGATAAGCAGGTTCGTCGTAGGACTCGTCGTAGACGTCAAAAAGTAGATGAGTCCGGAGGCAAGCAAGCTTATGGATAATCTATTTCTGGAACTAGATTTCGTAGCAAGAGTGGTGATCATCATTAGGATCATACTCGTACCGATGCTACTGTTTAATCTCAGTTTTACTTGGAGAGGCATCTGGGATATTTTCAAAGGACATCCCACTCCCACCAGCCTTTATAGGGCTGTACTGTTTCTGGCCTTCCTACCTCAGTTCGGATTCAACACCACTGCCATTCTCTCATTTGAGCCGGTGGGTGAGGGTCCTATTAGTTTAGGGCTTCTACTACTGTTCCTACTATCAAACATTCTAGCAATATTTGGTCGAGTGATGAATCAGCATGGGAAGTTTGATGACTTTAGGTGGTTGTTTGAAGGTTATAGGTTAACAACTGCTATCAGGGTGGTGAGGTTGAGCGAGGTTGACCCCAAAAGATTCGAGGAGTATCTAAAACACATTGAACTAGAACTAGTAGAAGAAGTGGTCGCACAAAATGATGGAACTGTTCACTCAGGTACTAAGTGAAAATAGTATCGGAGCCATACTTATGGCTGCGTTCTTCACAGTGCTTGGAATATTTGTTAGAGGCTTACTGACAAGCCATAAAGATATTAGCGTGGCAAGGATAAACGCTAACGTATCTTTTGGTGAGCAAGCTATGACGGCCCTGACGACCGCCCTCGACACTCTCAGAGAAGAGAACGAGATTCTCAAGCAGGAGAAGCTCCAAAGAGAAAGTCATTTCGAAACACTGGTTGATCTACTCATTCAAATGATGAAATCTCAGAGCCAAGCGGAGGCCGACGAATTGGAACTGCGTCTGGAACACTACCTGAAATCGATAGGCCGCTGGCCATACCCATAAAAGTATGATATGGAGATAAGCATGATAAAGATAGCAGAATTTTTCGGGACCGTATTAGGTAAGATAATTGGCGCAGTCGCCGTTGTGCTTCTAATCGTAGCCGCCACAACCTATTGTTCTAGCAACAATCAGGAAGCAGAGCAGCACGAGCAAAATGCTCGAACAGCCGAAGCCATTCTAGACGGTGTGGAGGAAGCTGAGGAAACTCTCAGTGATAACCTCGATGAAGATGAGCAATTCGAGCAGATCGTGGAATCTGCCGCCAATGAAGCAAGGAAGCAAACAGATGAAAAAGTTTCTCGTACTATTGTTGTTGCCGCTATTTGCGAGCTGCCAAACTATCGTGAACATGCCTCCTGCGCAGTGCGAGAGGCTGATTCCGGAGCAACTGACTGATCCTACTCCGGGCGCTCCACTTCCTAACCTTGATAGAGCAGATCAACTTCGAGCCGAAGGCGATGAACTTGCGTCAGCTAGGGAAGAGGCCATCCAATGGCAAATTTTTGGATTGCAGCAAAGTGGCCAGCTTGAAATTGCTAATAATGACAAGCCAGCCATTGCTCATATCGTAAGAGAGTGTGAGGCTCTGGTTAATGAGAGCCGCCCTCGGGACAAAGTCCTAGGCGTTTTCTGATCGGTTGAACCACTTGATGAGAGCAAGCTCTGCGAAGTCAGACCCCATCATACCACAGAACACAAGCCCAGCGGCCATGAGGAAATGTTGGAGGTAGAAAGCACCCCCAAATACCCATGCGAACACAGCAATAATAAGTGTCCAAATTAGAGCTTTCACTAAGTTAATCAATACCATTTAGCTTTTCCTTGATTTGGCCAGCTACCTCTTCTGGCACTTCGTGACTTGTCAGATTGCGGTCTACTACATCAGAGACCTTGAATCCGTCAAGGGAAATTTCCTCCTGATCATGCTGAGAGAGAGGGGCGCTCAGCTTCTGTGTCTTGAAGCCAAGGCAGTCTGCAAGGTCCGTGACCTCCTCACCTTCCTTGAGTTGGACTCTCACATACTTATTCTTAAGCGTGACAGGGTCCGAGTTCTCATACTCCTCAAGAGTGAGAGTGACGTACATCTTACCCTCAGGGTCCTCAGCATGAGTCATGGGTTGCATAGACCCAGTACAGCGGACAGTGATACCATCTATAACATAATCCCCCGCAACATGCCAATGGCCTGAATAAATATCCTTGGCTCCCAGCTCTGTGAGAGCCTTAGCGGGGCACAGATGGTCAGCGTGGTTCTCATCATACAGGACAAGGTCCCAGTGGCCTACAGCGTAGTCGAAAGTCCCGTCCGCTACATCTTCAAGCTGCTCAGCAGCGGTACGGTCCCACTCCCAAGGAAATACAGCTACACCATCCACTATCTGTGGTTTCGTGGCGATGATCAGGTTCGGGATGAGATCGTTGAAAAGATTGAGAATGTCAAAACCACCCACCACATTGGCTTGAGGTGAGATATCATGGTTACCTGCCATCATGACGAAGGTGCGTAGGGGTTGGGTTCTAGCCGCTGTCAGGATCATATCGAGAATGGTGTAAAGGTCTTGGAGAGAGCAGATAGGTCTTTCCAGCAGGTCCCCCACCATGATTACCAGTCTTTCGTCTCCCTCATATAGCTTTGTACGAAAATCCTCGAACAACAGAGCCTCCCGCTCACCCTTACGGGCAAGCGGGACACCGAAGTCAAACTTCCGAGTGATATGAGGATCACCGATTAGTCTGAAATGTTTCATGAGTTCTTCACATTCTCCAAGAGTTGCAACTGTGTAAGGCAGTCCGAGAGAGCATCGTGCTGGTCACCCACGCGCTCTGTCTCTGCTTCGATTTCCTTCCATCGCTGCTGACCAGCAACCCCCGCACAGAAACTACGGAGGTCCACAGCGTCCCGGAAGTTGAACGGCATCGGAAGCTCCAGAGTATTGAAATAGCTCTCGATGAATGGCCAGTCGAAGTTAAGACCCTTACACCAGAAGTTCAAATCTCCCTGAGCTATAGCGTAGTCGTAGAAGCGGTGCATACCATACTGCCAGAGGACGCAGTCACTCATGATCTTTTCATAAACCTCTCGGTTCTGATCCATCCAGAAGCTCCGAGTGTCATCAGTCCAGTAGCGGGTCTTGGGCATCGTAAGCGAAATCTTGAAGAGATTCGCAGTGTCGATCTGCATTGTCTCATAGTTGAAAGGCACTGCACCGATCTGAATGATCGCAGCACTATTCGGCTGCAACCCAGTGGTCTCAATGTCTACCATGATATCGGTGAAAGTTCGGTCCATTTCTTAGATTTCCTTTTTTGATTTACAACTGTATCATAGAATTCGTCTGCTGTCATCAGATACCACTGATTATGGAACAGGCTATGAATGTAGATGACGTATAATTGTCCAAGACCTGATCGGTGGAGGCGAGATATAGCCGATCTCTGGGCAGGGGTGAAGGCTGATAGTGAGAAGCTGGTCTTACTGGTGCTGCTCTTAACTTCGCAAAAGCGAAGCCCCACAGTAGAATCAGCAACAAGAAAGTCACTAGGATTACCGAAAGCTGCGACATTCTTACCTCCATTAAGACCAACCAAGTCAGCCTTATCTCTCAAACGAAACACCAAGCCTGAGACGTTCTCCTCAAAGATCGCCTCAGACTTTTTACCACTATTACGCGCCATAGGTCTCGTCGGTGAGAACTTGGTCTCCGATGTAGGCCACTACCTCCTCCACGGCGTCTTCATCAAAGTCCCACTCATTGACATCGAGGAAGATTTCATCATCCTCGTCGCACCTCTGAACAAGGATTTGCAAGATACTCTGGTCGAAGATGACCAAGAACGGTGAGTCCTCGACCCGAGCACGGAGCGACCCATCACCTTCAAAGCCGACCATCGTGGTATCATAGTCGGTGTTCATTTCGAGTTGAGCCATGAATAGTGCGAATAATTCCCGGAGTTCCCCTCCCTCGGAAAGGAGCTGCTGGAACTCATTCTGAGCAGTGGGTGAGATAAATTTGACTGACATTATTTACTTTCCATGATATAGTTGACTACGTTCTGAATAATAGGCTCGGGAAGAGCCTTATCCTCATACTCATCTGGGATAACTCCTGGAATTGGTGAGGCTTCATCAAGCTCGATCTGATCCTTTACACCGAAGGTCCTACCAATGGCGACCGTACAATGCAAGGGTAAATTATTCACAAAGGTAGGCTGGGTGTTCATACACTCCTTGAGGAGGGGGATGAACTCCAGAACATAATCCTTATGGACTGAGAAGACCACCTCATCGTGAATAGGCATCATGAAGCGAGCAAAGCGTGGGTCTGCTCTCTCACGGACAGCGAGAATTGCCTGCTTAGCCATACCCGCACACGAACCCTGAATCATAGCGTTGACAGCTTGGTTCTTAGCTCGGCTGCGCATACCTTTCATGAACAGCTCAGAGAAGGCCTCCATTGCTCTGCCACCACCTTGTGCGGCAAACTTACGCTGCATCTGCAACCACCATTTAGCGGTGGCTTCATAGCGTTCACGACGCTGACCATCTGGTAGCTCGACGTAGCCCTGCTTCTCAACCTGATCACAGATTGACACACGCCAATCCTCGGCAACGGAGAAGCGCTGGCGATAACGATCAACAGCCTCCCACATTTCCTCAGACGTCCACTTGAGACGTTCACCCACAGTGCCAAGCGCCCCAGAATACCAGTAGTTGAAGTTGGCACCCTTACCAGCTTCTGTCCTGATATACTTGAAGAATTTCTTCGGAGTTAGAGCATCCCCAGTTTGCAGATGGCGAAGATCATAACCATTAGGGTTACGATCATATTTGAACTCAAGAAACTCTTTCTCTGTGATACCTTCAATGGTCTTAACAGCAAGACAGTCGGCAGCAGCACCAGAGTGAAGGTCGTCGTAAGGGATTTGTCCAAAGCATCGAGCAAACTCAGGGTCCCCTGAATACTCTCCGATCAGCACAAGCTCCACACCCGACCAGTCGGCACTGAGGACGACATGATCGTCTTGGTCGGCTTGGAAGTACGACCGCACGTAGGCGCTAGGACCATACTTTGCAAGTTGCATAGCATTTGGATTGCTCATCGCCATGCGGCGAGTTGCCAGCAGGCTGCTGATGGTCGGGTATACCCTACCTGTCTCAGGATCAATGAGGTGCGTGTATGGTGTAATGTATAGCTTCATGGCCTGCTCAACAGCCGCAAGTTTGTTGAGTAGGTTCATTAGGTGGGTTTTATCAGCATCGCCTTCCTTCTCGAAAGTAAGAGCGATGCGTCCTCGTGCCTCAGCATCAGAAGCGATCTTTCCGGCCACTCTAACAGGCTTGTGACCCATAAGGTCATAGAACAGGACTCTCGCGGTCTGCCAATAGCCGATGTTGAGACGTCCGTTACCTTTGAGGTCTGCCCAAGCGTTTCCGACTGGGTTGGAAACCTGCGTGAGCATCGTGAAGGTATCATCTGAGTCTGGTGTCTGACACCATGCGGTGATTTGGTCACGCTTTTTCTTACCTCCCTTGGCATAGTAAGGCTGCACCTTGGCAAGCCTTTCATCAAGTTCTGGCTTGAAGGGCAGAAGTTTCTTGATCGCAGCCTTAATGTCTCGCAGAAGCTGAGCCGTGTTCTCACGCTCAAGCTCCTGACGAGCATAGATTTCCTCTACGTTTAGCGACAGGCCCTCGACCTGTGCCTCGGCGAAGACATAAACCATAGGGTTCTCTTGCTTGAAGAACGTCACAAGCGCTTTGGGGTTCTTGGCAAGCATATCGGCCTTCAAGCTCTTAAAGACCTGCAAACACCAGTAAGCATCCTCAGCGCCATAGACGCGAGTTTCTTCACCAGTCAGTTCACCCATGTGCTCTTTACCGTTGAGGCACTGCTCGTAAGTGGTCATATCATAGCCGAACATGCTCTTCACAAGTTTCTTCAAGCCGTAGCCGTAGGCGATGCGGTCGACGAAGCCGTTATAGCTGTGAGCAGCCTTCGAGGCCTTACCAGCCCACTGACCATAGACGAATGACTGGTCTGCTGTCAGGTTCCGACCATGTTTCTCTGGATCATACGAAGCAAACTCTTCAATAATACCGGGGAGGATCGGACGGATATTGCTGAGCGGAGTCCGTGCGAACAGGTCCTGATCATAGTTGTCAGGCCCGTGGTGTGACACAGCCATCTGCAGTGAGCAGACAAGGTTAGGGAGCCACAGGTTATAGCGTTGTTTGAAGGTGGTTAGTTCGTAAGGAGCGTTGTGAGCAACACCAATGGCCTCCTTAGGAATGGCGTTGAACCAACGGAAAACGAAGCTGTCAGGCAGACGGTTCTCGACGTCTGCGTGTTCAAGGTTGACATAGTAAGCCACGTCGGCTCCATCGACGTACCACGAGAATCCTGTCACCACCGAGCGGCGATGATCAAAGATCAGCTTTTTACCTGTGGATAGTTTCTTGATGCCGGGGTGGGCGTTTGAGTTCTGGGTTTCGCAGTCAACTCCGTAGAGGCTGCACTGAGACAACTCATCCAGAGCTGCCTGAATAACATGCTCTGGAGTTGTCGCGTCGATAAGTACGGTTTCGATCATATCAGGAATTTTCCCATGAAGATTTCTGCTGCGGGAACATTAAGCTCCCCTCTGAATGTACCTTTGTCGATCTCCTCATCAGGCACAGTCCAGTAGCTGTTGAGCTTGTGGTATAGGCACAGCAGCTTGAAGGTGTCAAGGTCCTTGGCAACTCTTTTTGGCCAATTCTCATAGCTCGCGGATGCAAACCTATGAAACTCATTATTATTAATGGCCTGCTTTATCTCACTCCTTTGGTGCGGAGTTAGAGAGTTAAAAGCCTTATCTCCGAACCCCATCAGGCCGGGGATACCATCCTTTCGATCCCCCACCATGGATTTATAGAGAACGAGGTCCTGAGGGGACCACTTATGCCATTTCTTAGAAACCATCGGGAGGTTGGCCATATCGGAGAACTGCCAGTAGTCTCCGTCGTTGGATTCGACAGTCAGGGGATGATCTCTGTGTAGTTTCTGACACAGGGTTCCGATTACATCATCGGCTTCCCAACCATAAGACTCGATGTGGATGAGTGGAGTGTAGCGGAGTACTGCTTTGGCGAGGTCGAACAGCTCCCTCTGACTCTCTTGGCGAGTCTTACGTTGAGCCTTGTAGTCGGGGAAGATTTCGCGTCTGCGTCTGTTTCCGTGGATGCCATCCCAAACGATTATGGTCGTTTCTTGAAGGACGGAATACCGAGAGTAAATATATCGGACGGGGTGAATACCCCGTCCGATGATATCGGCCTCTCGATGGAGCATGTTGTTTCCATCGATGATTTTCATGAGGCTTACTTCTCGACCGTGTTCTGGTCTTCGATGCTACCAGCACCACCAGAGCCGCTTGAAGCCCCCCCATCAGGGGCTTGGTTAGCCTTGATGATCTTATAGGCTACGAAGCCTGCTGCGCCCAGAAAGGCGGCTACTACGATGAATTCAAACATTACTTTTCTCCTTGGTTGAAATCGACAGGACAAGCCCCGCCTTCACAGTCAACGTGCTCCTTACCGATATCCTCGGGCTGAACCGATTGAATAGCCCTAACGATTTCTTCGAAACGCGCCTTAGTCACTGCCTCTTCGGGAAGGTATTCATATGATTGACCTTCCTCTTGAGGCATCACAGAGCAACAACGAACGGTAGCTTGTTCTCGCTCAATAATATCAGAGAACTGAGAGAGTGAAGTCTCGTCGGGCTTGTACTTCAACGTGTAACTGATTTGGTTACCGAATCTTACTTCACCGTCCCGAGGTTGCTTACCCTCCAGATACTCCGATACTTGCCCACCTTCAATCCAGAAGAATTCTCCGAGACGGAGCCATTCATACTGTTCATCCGGTGTGGCTTCCCCAGCTAGCACCAACTCATCCCCAATGTCAAGCGATGAAATGGTAGGCTCGGTTGGGAACCCAACGATGCTAGTGCCTCGATAGGTCTTCAACTCCCTGACAGGATACCCAGCGGCTGAGTATTCCTCAATTTGGGGGCTATCGCTACGGAACTGAACCCAGCGAAGGTAGTGAGCCAGTGCTGGAAGGTGCCAACCCTCACTGAGGCCGAACAACTTACTGGTTGTACCAGCAGGTTTGATCGTCATCATTGTGTGAGGTGTATTCATTCCCAACTCCTGTGAGTAGGCTGCTGCCTCACGCATGGTTGAGCGGGAGAACTGGCCCTGTACATCCCAGAAAGCTGCTGCACGGATAGGTCCGCTCAAACTACCAGTCCAACTATCGAGACGCATCAGCTCCTCGATCACAGAGAGGTAGTCAGACGTGAAGTCTTCACCAAACAGGTCGTTGACCAGCTTTTGGTAGCCCTCGAAGTCTGGGTTGACAAGGTCGCGGAAGCCGACTTGGAAGAACTTCCATGCAAATTCATGAACGCCAGTCTGTCCCACACCAATGCGGTTGGTGCGTTTAACCTCTTTGTTGTAGACACTGTTCATCGTATTCACGCGAATGAGAGCACGAGCAGCAGTCTTACAGGCATCCTCACCCTCACGCAGGGTCTCACCATGGAAGGCTACAACGTCAGCGATGACACAGAAGGCACCGTTGAGATAGAGAGCAATCTCACCGCAAGGGTTGACGATCATCTTGTAGGGTTTCTTATTAGCCTTCTGAGCCAGACCTGCGAGCAGAATCTTAGTCTCAAGGTCCACAGAGTATCGCTCTGAGCCAACATAGTTACCGCTCTCGTGTTTCTCCACGCCCTCAGGCTTATCCACGAGTTGATCTACGTTGATAAAGCCCGGTTCGCCAGTACCATCGCCGTAGCTGCACTCGATTACAGCCTTGTATACTGCACGAGCGTGACGCGCCCATTGTGAGTTGTAGTTCGGATGATCGGGTGTGAGGCTCAAGTAATTCCAGAAGCTGGCATCAACACCTACACTGTTGTTTGACGACCAGAGGAACGACATGAAGTTATTATCTTCACGTAGGTTAGTCACCTGACGGGGGGTCTTACCATGGAACTCAATCGGACGCTTAACCTGAATAAAGTCCAGTACCGATTTATCTCTCCAGAACTTGACAGCCATACGAGCGGCACGACGAGCGCCACCAACCAACACGGGTTCGGCAACATAATGATCGACATACATGGCCTGCATCCACTTAGGAAGCCCCGCGCCCTTCAAGGTGACGAGTTTGTGGATGGCCTGCATAAGAGGAACAGGACCACTCGATGGTCGGTTCTGCATACCTCCGATGGCAGCACCCTTCTCACGGACAGGAGAGAAGTCTAGAATGAGAATAGAGTCCTTGAACGCCTTCTGGAAGGTCATGACCTCAAGCTTCTCAAGAGCCTTGGCCCACCCCTCGCGGCTGTCTTCCACTTCGAACCACACCACGTTCTCGCCCTGACCATACTTGTGGCGAGCGTCACGTACCGACTCATGCTCTTCGAAGTTGAAGTCTGGGTGAGAGTCGCTGATAACACAGCGCACGTTAGGCATGTAGTTCCAATCTACCAACATCATGTCGTCATCATAGAGACGACCGACGCCACTGCCGTTGAGTAGCAGGTAGAAGAGAAGGAAGCTGGTTGAGGCCGTTGAGCAGTTAGTGAAGACCTCCATGTTACGGGTCTTCTGTTTTACATCACCATGTTGAAGGTGGCGACCGCTCATCAGGATAGTGGCGTTGGCGATGTGTCCCTCAAGCTTGAGAAACTCTTCTTCCTGAGTGTCCTCAGGAGCAAGCGTGGAGTTACCGAGTGCCACTCGGTTCGCTACCTCAGCCCAAGTCTCCCAGCGAACTTCAACATGAGGAGCCTCGTTAGAGTGATCCGTACCAAACCCTGAACCAAGGTTTTCATAATAGAGCTTCAAATGATCATGGTTAGGGTCATCAGCACTAACCAATGGATTATTAACAGGTGTGATAGGGACTTTACGGAGGATCGTGCGCTCAGCTACAGCTTGCCCCATACCGGGGTGAAATTGTCTTGACATATTGTCTCCATTTGAAGGTGTGAAAGACCTTCTGGATATCGTATTTTATGGGTGGGGGGGAAGGAAAAAGTGGGAGGTGATAAGCTCACCTCCCGAAGCTGTTAGAGTTAGGCCTTCTCGTAGCCGAGGATGCCCCACGAGTAGTTCGCATTCGACTTCTCGATATGGGTGACCTTGACCCGAACGGTTCCCTTGAAGCTCGGAGGACCTTGAGGGTCGAGGGCGTTCGGAATGACCTCGACGTCACCGTTTGCCACCAGCTCGTTCAGGAAGGCTTGGAAGGCACCGAAGCCAGTGACCGGGGTGGTGTGACCGAACTTGGTCC